TGAGTTGAGTACGCTTGCAGAGCGTCATGCCGCTGAACTTGCCAAAGGGCAGATGGAGATCAACAAGGTCGAGGCAGCTCACAAGTCGTTGTTCGTGGCCGGGTGGAGGCCAAGCATCGGTTGGTGTTGTAGTCTGGGTCTTCTGTATCATGTATTGATTGCACCCATCGCAGGTATTTGGGTAGAAGTTCCAGAGATAGATCCGTCGTTGTTGATGACTACTATGACTGGAATGTTGGGCCTCGGCGCTATGCGTAGCTACGAAAAAACTAGAGGCGTGAGCAGGGAGAAGTAATGACAAAACTAATTGAGATGCTAAAGCTGCACGAGGGCGTGCGCTCTAAGGTTTACATGTGCTCTGCTGGTTATGAAACCATAGGAGTTGGACGCAATATTGCTGAATCTGGCCTTGGGTTGTCTGATGATGAGATAGAATACCTTTTAAACAATGACGTTAAACGTGTGCGTGAAGAACTAGAAGACACTTACTTTTGGTTTGCAGCACTTAACGAAGCCCGTCAGGACGCTATGATTGACATATGCTTTAACCTCGGTATTACAAGACTACGCGGGTTTGTCAAAGCCGTTGAAGCCATGTCCAGAGAGCAGTTTGATATTGCTGCCGATGAATTTATGGACAGCCGTTGGAGCCAACAGGTGGGCAATCGTGCTGTTGAAGTCACTGAGATGATACGAACTGGGGAGTATCAGTAATGCCACTTCAGAAGTTTATTTTTAATCCCGGCATAAACAAAGAAGGCACCGACTATACCGCCGAGGGCGGATGGTTTGACGGGAATCTTGTACGCTTTCGCAAAGGTTTGCCAGAAAAAATAGGCGGGTGGCAAAAATACATACAAGCTTCTTATGAAGGCACCGGTCGTAAGCTGTTTGGGTGGGTTGATTTAGACGGCACACGGCTCTTGGGCCTCGGCACACGGAGCAAGCTGTACATTCAAGAAGGCTCTTCGTACAACGACATAACCCCCATACGCGCAACCACTTCTGCAGGAGATGTCACGTTTGCTGCAACAGACGGATCTAGCACGCTCACGGTGACGGATGCTGGGCACGGCGCAGTAAATGGCGACTTTGTTACCTTTTCGGGGGCGGCTAGTCTTGGCGGTAACGTAACCGCTGCCGTGTTGAATCAAGAATACGAAGTTTTAACGGTTCCGACGGCTAATACTTTTACAATCACGGCAAAAGACACCGACAGTGTTGCAGTCACCGCAAACAGCAGCGACAGCGGCAACGGTGGCGGCTCTATTGTCGGTACATACCAAATAAACTCCGGTCTGGACGTTTTTGTAGACGGCACAGGTTGGGGTGTGGGACCGTGGGACGGCACAAATACTACTTGGGGGTCTACTACGTCTTTGGGCGACGCTAACCAGTTGCGCTTGTGGTCTATGGATAACTTTGGTGAGGACCTTATATCCTGTCCTCGGGCGGGCAGCATTTACTACTGGGATAAGACCAACGGCTTGAACACAAGAGCGGTAGCTTTGAGCAGTTTGTCCGGGGCCAACGGCGCACCGACCAAAGGTCTACAAGTTATTGTGTCGGATGTCGATCGACACGTGTTGGTGTTGGGCGCCGATCCGTTAACCGACGTTGCGGGAACAACCCGCACCGGGACTATTGATCCTTTATTAGTGGCTTTTTCTGACCAAGAAAACGCTGCAGAGTGGGAACCAAGGGCAGACACCACGGCAGGATCGCTGCGATGTTCGGCTGGATCTGAAATTATTGGTGGTCTGCGGGCTCGCCAAGAAACTCTTATCTGGACTGACGCCGCGCTATACAGCTTGCAGTTTATAGGCACCCCTTTGACCTTTGGATTGAACCTTGTCAACGAAGGCGTAAGCCTTATGGGTCCAAATGCCGCCATCAACACACCCTCTGGTGTGCATTGGATGGATAAGAAAGGCTTTTACATGTACAACGGCGGGGTTTCTGTCGTCCCGTGCAGCGTGCATTCCTACGTGTTTTCAGACATAAACGAAGGCCAAGCCTTTCAATTTTTTGCGTTTTTAAACAAGCAATTCAATGAAGTTGGCTGGTTCTATTGCTCTGCAGATAGCAACGTGATCGACCGGTACGTGGTCTACAACTACTTAGAGCAAACGTGGAACATTGGACAGCTATCTCGCACCGCTTGGCTTGACGAGGGTATCGTCGCTTTCCCAAGGGCGTCAGGCGTCAACAGCGACTCCAATAACTGCTTGTTTCAACATGAAACCGGCAACGATGACGACGGTAGCCCGATGGACAACGTGTTTATTGAATCGGCGGACTTCGACATTGGCGATGGCGAAGAGTTTCAATTTATACGCCGTATGATCCCAGACGTTAAGTTCAACGGAACCGGTGGTAGCGATCAGGCCATAAACGTGGTGTTAAAAGCACGCAACTTCCCCGGCAGCACACTGACCACGGACCAGACCACTAGTTTCACGGCTACAACTACAAAAGTAGACATGCGAGCACGAGCTCGGCAAGCAGCGGTTCGTTTTGAGTCAGACGATGATGCTTCTGCAGCGATAAGATTGGGCGTAGGTTTTAGGCTGGGAGCAACCCGTTTAGACCTGCAAGCTAACGGTCGACGATGAGCAAATTATTACAGGGTCGGTTGCCTTTTGCGGCGGGCGCGTCAGTTGATTCTGGCACCTATAACAGGGCTGTACGTTTATTGGAGATCAGTTTAGACTCAGTCGATCCGGATTCTACGCCGCAGTTTACGAATACGAAGAGGGACCAATTAAAATTCGCGAGAGGGGATTTAATTTGGAATCTAACTTTAAACCTGCTGCAGGTATACGATGGGGCTAACTGGATCAGCCTGTCGCAAGAGTTGCCATACACCACCGACCCCTTGGAAGCGCAAGGACTTGTAGGTAGTGTACAGGTAATAAACAAGGGCGCGATTGTTGTAACCGTCGGATAAATTATGGGACAAGCTGCACTTCAGTACGATGAGTTTGAGGATATCGAACCGATAGAGGTTCCTGCTGGCGGCATAGCCACTTTCCTAACCGCTACCGAGGGCTCTTGGGCCACGGACGAGTCAAACGACCTGCCTCAAACGGGCATTGCTCAAGTCAAACACGTGGCCGATCAACTAGCACAGTTTGGTCGTCACGAAGACGAATACATGATTCACGCTGCAGAAGGCGAAACCGTCATACCGATGGAGGTCTTCCGCAAAAACCCAATTCTACAAGAACGTATCTTCCAACAAATGCGCGACATGGGCATTGAGCCCGAGCGGTATGTGGTAGGTAACGAGCTCAACTCCTTGAACCCCGTCACTGGACAACCAGAATTCTTCTTGAAGAAGCTTTTTGGTAAGCTTAAAAAGTTTGTAAAGAAAGCGGTCACGGTTGTATTACCAATCGTGGGCGCTGCTTTCTTTGGACCTTTGGGCGCGGCTGCCGGATCAGGCATCGCGACACTGATCAACGGCGGTAACATCAAGGATGCGTTGAAGTCAGCCGCGATTAGTGGCCTAACAGCCGGTGTAATGAACGGAGTTAGTGGCGGCATGTCTGCCGCTGGTGAGGGCGGTAGTTTCTTCCAAGGCTTTAAGGCAGGCGCGGTTGGAGAAGGTGCGTTTACAAGAACAATCGGTGAGGCTGCGGCTGCCGGTGGAGCGCAAGCTGCCGAAGCTGCTGCCGCCGCATCGTCTCTAGGAGAGGTTGCAAGCCCAAATGCCGCTTTGGAAGCGGCTGCCAAACAACAAGCTCAGTTTACTTCCATGCCGGATGGCACGAGAGTGCCTGTAGCAACAGCCACACCACCGGTTGTCGCACGTCCTCTTGATGCTGCGACGGAAGCTGCTTTTCGTAGAGCAGCTCCTACGGGCACTACAACTGCAGAAATACAAGCTTTGGCTACCGGAGCACCTCTTTCCAGCTCTGCAAGCTCTGCTGGAACGCCTAATTATCTTGGGATGCAAGACTTGAATCCCCAACTTGACGCGCCTGCAAGCTCTGCAGGCACCACAACGACTGCGGGTGCCGGGACGGGTGCCGCAGCGAGCACAACGGCTTCTGCAGTGCCTACAGCAACAGAAGCGCCCAGCGTAATGGACAGCTTTAAAAGAACCTTTGGTATTGGGCCAGACCCAATTACTGGCGCTGAAAGAGGGATGGACTTTTTTGGCGGCCCACGAGATTTATTTATGCCCGGAGCCGGACAACGTGCGGCAATCGCAGACGCTGCTGAATTTGCAGGCTTGAAGCCCGGCACGCCGGAGTTTACTAAGTTCGTTGCAGAAGGAATGAAAGCAAGTGCGAGTCTGGCACCCAGCGCGATTCGCAAGTACGCGCCCGGTATTGTTGGCTTGGCTGCTTTCGATTCATTGACTCGCGAAGAACCTGAAGATTTTAACGTCGCTGAACGAGTGACGGGTTTTGATATTCTAGACGGTCCAGAAGGCTACCAGTACCGCCTCGGTTCAGACACTATGCAGTTGCCTTCGAGTTACACCATTCAAGACGTTTCTGATCAATACAAGCCCTTACAAACCCCCGTGTACCAACCGGTCCCCGTAGGCGTAGCTGATGGCGGTGAAATAGAAAACTTCCCTCGCATGAACGGGCGTATTGAAGGTCCCGGTACAGAAACCAGTGACGATATTCCGGCTATGCTGAGTGACGGTGAGTTTGTATTTACGGCAAAAGCCGTGCGTGGCGCCGGTAATGGCAGCCGCCAAAATGGTATGAGTAACATGTACGACCTAATGAGCAAGTTTGAGAGAATGGCGTAATGGCAGAGAATACCTACACAGAACAGATTGTCCGTGAAGCGCCAGAGATTGAGGCGTATAAAGCGGGCCTTTACGCAGATTCCCTAGACTACATTAAGCGCCTGCAGGGCATCGATCCTGCGACCGGTCAACAGATTATGGGACCAGATGGGGTTACTCCGGTAGGTCCTACTGCGCTTCCAACGCAAGCCGTAGCGGGCATGACCGCCGACCAGATCGCTGCAGGAGACTTAGTTCGCACCGGTATTGGCGGTTATGAGCCTTATTTGACGGGCGCGTTGGAGTCCACACAGGCGGGTCAAGACGTCATTACTGCAGGTGCTTTGCCCGGTATTGAAGCTGCGCTCTTGGCACAACAGGGCGGCCTTGGAACTTTGCGCGATGCGCAAACGTTGGCTGCCGTTACTCGGGCCGAGCCGTACAGCTTTCGTGATCAGGCAATACAGGGTCTTTCTACGGCGGCTAGTGACATTACAGGAGCCGCAGCGGGGATTCCTTTACAGGTACAAGCCGCACAGCAAGGACTTTCGGCTGCTGACGTGGCTGCACAACGTGCTGCAACGGACACCGCTACACGGTTAGGTCTTGGAGCCGAACAAGGTCGGCAACTTGCTTCCGACGTAGGGATCGGGGCTCTTGGTACAGCCGGTGCGTTGGGCGGACAGCTTGGCGCGGCTACTCGTGGTGGTCTACAGACCGCCGCTCAAGGACAACGCGGTATCTTGCAGTCCAGACAGGATATTGGCGGCATCCGAGGTGGTCTTACGGACGCGGGACAGCAGTTCGATCCAAGCGGCATAGCGTCTTTCATGGACCCCTACACGCAACAAGTAGTAGAAGCGGCCAGACAAGAGTCTTTGCGAACCGGTGAATTACAAAAACAACAAGCTGCAGCACAACAGGTGGCTGCGGGCGCGTTTGGTGGCTCTAGAGGCGCGGTACAAGCTGCGGAAATAGACCGTGCTACCAACGATCAGATCGCTAGACAAACGGCAGGACTACTGAGCCAAGGCTACGGACAAGCACTGCAAGCGTCGCAACAAGCGTTTGAGGCAGGCAAAGGTCGAGAATTACAGGCTGCCGGTCTTGGTGGTCAGCTGGCGCAGTCCGAAGCAGGGCTCTCGGCTCAAGGCGCACAATTAGGTATGTCGGCTCAACAACAAGCCGCTGCAAACGCACAGGCACAAGCTCAAGCGGCACAGGCTGCCCAACAGCTACGTGGTTCGATTGGCTTGCAGGCTGGTCAAATGGGACAACAAGCTGCGCTACAGGGCGGTCAGCTTGGTATGTCTGCTGCAGAAATGGCACAGCGCGGCGCTTTACAGGGCGGTCAGCTTGGCATGCAGGGTCAGCAAGCCTTAGCTTCAATGGCAAGTCAAAGAGCCGATTTGGCACGCGCAGGCGGTCAGTTAGGACTGCAGTTTGGTCAGTTAGGCCAAGCCGACGTGTCACAACTCGCGGCTCTTGCAGGTCAGCAACAACAGGCTGCTCAAGGCATTGGCGCATTGGCCGGTCAGGCCGGTCAGTTAGGCGGACGTCTGGCTTCTATGGGTCAAATACAAGCGAGCTTGGGTTCGCAGGCGCAACAGCAACGCGCAGCCGACGTGTCTCAATTGATGGGCTTCGGTGGCACACAACAACAGCAGGCTCAAAACGTGCTGAACGCACAATACGCTGCAGAGCGTCAAGCGTACGATCAGCCGCTACAGCAGCTTGGTTTCTTGGGCGACATGACGAAAGCGTTGCCATCATCACAGAGTGCGGTGTTCCAACAATCGGCGCCTAGTCCGGGCTTTGCCCAAACGGTAGCTGGGTTAGGGGTTGGTGCCGCTGGTTTGTCGAGGGCGTTTTAATGGCTGTAACAGATAGACCTTTGTTTCGTGCAAACGGTGGCGAAGTGAACGGTGCTCGCAGACGTGAAATCGTGGATGAAATCAAACAATTAGATGAATTAGTCGCTCAAGAGGTGATTTCTCAAGCTCGTGCGGATCACGACCGACAACTACTTCGCGAAGAAATGAAGGCTATCCCGTTAAACGAAAAGGAACAAAACGCTATAAAACGCATGACCGATTCGTACTTTAGGGGTGTCGGCGATAATGTAGATCGCCAACAAATAAAAATTACCCCTGATCGTTCTGCAGGTGAGACCAGATATAGAGGAGTTCAAATTGTGCCTCTTGCCGACGGCGGTCCTGCAAACGGTTTCCCCGATCTCAGTGGTGACGGCAAG